GAGCGTATGCTGTGGGGGTTGGGCCTCGCAGGTAATGCGTTCAAGAAGGTGTACTACGATCCGTCACTCGGTCGTCAGGTTGCTATGTACGTCACTGCTGATGACGTTGTGGTCCCTTACGGAGCTAGCAGTCTGGAGACTGCCGAGCGCGTTACGCATGTGCTGCGTAAGACGCCAAATGAGCTGAAGCGCCTCCAGCGCGACGGCTTCTACTGCGACGTGGACCTTGGCGAGCCGACCAATACCCTCGATGAGATCGAGAAGGCCATCGCCGAGAAGCTCGGCTTCCGGGCTGAGACCGACGACCGGTACAAGCTGCTTGAGATGCACGTCGATCTGGTGATCGAGGACGACCAGTACCGGGACAAGGAAGACGGTGACGTCGCTCTGCCTTACGTCATTACCATCGACAAGGCCACCGAGACCGTGCTGTCGATCCGGCGCAACTGGGACCCGAATGACAAGAAGAAGCTTAAGCGCAACCACTTCGTACACTACTCGTACGTCCCGGGCTTCGGCTTCTATGCCTTTGGCCTTATTCACCTTATTGGCGCTTTTGCTAAGTCTGGCACCAGCATTATTCGCCAGCTTGTTGATGCTGGCACTCTCAGCAATCTGCCGGGCGGCTTCAAGACTAAGGGCCTGCGTGTAAAGGGCGACGACACTCCGATTAGCCCTGCTGAGTGGCGCGATGTGGACGTGGCCTCCGGGACCATGCGCGACAACATCATGCCGCTGCCGTATAAGGAGCCCTCGGGCGTCCTGTACCAGCTGCTGGGCAACATCGTCGAAGAAGGCCGTCGCTTCGCTGGTGCCGCTGATATGAAGATCAGCGACATGTCGGGCCAAGCCCCGGTGGGTACGACCCTAGCTATCCTCGAACGCACGCTGAAGATGATGTCGGCTGTGCAGGCACGCATCCATTACGCGATGAAGCAGGAGTTCCGGCTCCTGAAGGCCATCATCGCTGACTATACCCCCGAGTCGTACAGCTACGAGCCGGATGAAGGCAGTCGCAAGGCCAAGAAGTCGGACTACGACAGCGTCGAGGTCATTCCGGTTTCGGACCCGAATGCGGCCACCATGGCCCAGAAGATCGTCCAGTATCAGGCGGTCATTCAGCTGGCCCAGATGGCCCCGCAGATTTATGATCTGCCGTACCTGCATCGTCAGATGCTTGAGGTGCTGGGCATTCAGAACGCCCAGAAGCTCGTCCCGCTAGTTGACGACGAGGACCGCAAGCCGCGCGATCCGATCAGCGAGAACATGGACGTCATCAACGGAAAGCCGGTCAAAGCGTTCATTTATCAGGACCACGACGCCCATATCGCCGTACACATGTCGATGCTGCAGGACCCCAAGATGCAGCAGATGCTGGGCCAGAACCCGCAGGCTCAGACCATGATGGCTGCAATGCAGGCGCATATCGCCGAACACTTGGCCTTTGCCTACCGTCAGCAGATTGAACAGCAGGCCGGTGTGCCGCTGCCTCCGCCCGATGCGGATATGGATGAGCAGACTGAGCTTGCTGTCTCGCGTCTGGCAGCTGTCGCCTCGACGCAGCTCCTGCAGAAGAACCAAGCTGAAGCGCAGATGATGCAGAACCAGCAGATGGCTCAGGACCCGCTGGTCCAGATGCAGATGGCCGAGCTTGAGATTAAGAAGGGCGAGCTGGAGCTCAAGAAGCAGAAGCTTCAGGTCGATGCAGCCGAGAAGAACGACCGGCTTGAGCTCGAACAGCAGCGCATCGCCGCTCAGAAGGAAATCGCTGGCCTCCAAGTTGGGGCCAAGGTTGCAACGGACAAGGCAAACCTGTCCGCCAAGCAGCAGCTTGAGGGTCTGCGGATCGGCGTCGAAGTCGCCCGTGAAGCCTCTGCTGCACAGAAAACCCCTGTTTCCCCTGAAAAAGCAGCACCTAAGGAGAGTGAATGAGTAGCGACCTACTGAAGTATTTAGCCGACAAGGTTCAGGACGAGATCAAGCCGCTCATGGATGATCTCGCCCGTGGCGCAGCCAAGGACCACGGAGAGTACAAGTATGCCTGCGGGATTATCCGTGGGCTTATGATCGCAAACGGTATCTTCGCCGATACCGCACAACGCATGGAACATGACGATGACTGATATTATCGGTGCGGCCAAACCCGCGCTCGTTGATCTTGATGGCAAGCCGATCCCCAAGGTAGGCGCTGCCCCTGAACTCCCCATCGAAGAACGCGCTAAGATGCTCCCGGAGCCCTCGGGTTACCGCCTGCTGTGCGGCGTCCCTGAGGTTGAGGAGAAGACCGCTGGCGGCATCTTCAAGGCCGATACCACGATGCAGTACGAAGAGCTGACCACCCCGGTCCTGTTCGTGCTCAAGGTCGGCCCGGACGCCTACAAGGACGAGAAGCGGTTCCCCAACGGGCCGTGGTGCAAGGAGGGTGACTTCATCCTCACCCGTCCGATGGCTGGCAGCCGCGTCAAGATTCATGGCCGTGAGTTCCGGATCATCAATGATGATGCGGTCGAAGCAGTCGTGGAAGACCCCCGGGGCATTTCCCGCGCTTAACGGGCGTAACCCGTACAAAGGAGAAGACTGATGGCTACCAAGCCCGATGATGACGACTTCTCGTTCGAGATCGAGGACGAGAACACCCCTGTTCCTGACGACAACAAGCCTGACATTGATATTGAGGACGACACTCCCCCTGAGGACCGTGGGCGCGAACCCATGCCGAAGGAGATCGTCGAAGAGCTTGAGAACGACGAGCTCGAAGAATACTCCGAGAAGGTCAAGATTCGTCTCAAGCAGATGAAGAAGGTCTGGCACGACGAGCGTCGTGAGAAGGAGCGCTTGCAGCGTGAGCAGAACGAAGCTCTGGCTGCAGCCCAGCGCCTCCTCGAAGAAAACCGGACGCTCAAGCAGAACCTGACTAAGCGCGAAGAGACCCTCGTTGGTAGCTTCAAAGAAAATGCTGAGTTCGAACTTGAGAAAGCCAAGCGCGAGTACCGCGAAGCCTATGAAGCCGGTGACGCTGATCGTCTGGTTGATGCGCAAGAGAAGCTGAATGTTGCTTCTTATAAGCTCCAGCAGATCAATAATTACCGGCCTACTTTACAGGTTGAAGAACCTGAGGTAGAAGTACCAGTACAGCAGGTGCAGCAGCCCCAGCTCGATGCTAAGACCGTTGCGTGGCAAGAGCGCAACATGTGGTACGGCACCGACCCTGAGATGACCGCATCCGCTCTTGGGCTTCACCAGAAGCTCATTAACGAACGTGGCGCGCAGTATGCGGGCACCGACGAATATTGGGACGCTATCGACAAAACGATGCGTCGTCGCTTCCCCGATTATTTCGGTGAAGATGAAGTGGCTAAGGAAAAGCCCACTTCGCGTGAAGCTAAGCCCTCGGTTGTAGCTCCCGCTTCTCGCAGCCGNNTCCCCCAAGAAGATCGTGCTCAAGCAGTCCCAGTTGGTAATCGCCAAGAAGCTGGGTCTGACTCCCGAGCAGTATGCTCGTGAACTCATGAAGATGGAGAACTAATATGACCCGTGAACTTAGTGCGGACCTCGACGAAGCCCTCGGCACCGCTCGCGTACCCCGCAAATCCCGCGAAGAATCGGAACGTCCTAAGGTCTGGCAGCCTGCATCAACGCTGCCGGAGCCGGATAAGCAGCCCGGTTATGCGTACCGTTGGGTACGTGTATCGACGCTCGGCGAGAAGGACCCGCGTAACATCTCTTCGAAGCTTCGTGAGGGATGGGAACCGGTACGCATCGAAGAGCAGCCCAAGTTCCGTATGCTGGTCGATTCCGACAGCCGTTTCAAGGACAACATCGAAGTCGCAGGTCTATTGCTGTGCAAGGCACCGACTGAACTGATGAAGCAGCGTAAGGACTACTTTGCGCAGAAGAATCAGTCCCAGATGGATTCCGTGGACAACAACTTCATGCGCGAAAGCGACGCTCGTATGCCTCTCTTCCGTGAAAAGCGGTCTACGACGTCATTTGGCAAAGGCAGCTAAGCTAGGAGCTTAACATGGCATACCCCACTGTTTCGGCCCCGTACGGGCTGATTCCGATCAACCTGATCGGCGGTCAGGTGTTTGCTGGTGCTACCCGCCAGATTCCGATTGCTACCAACTCCTCGACGGCCATCTACTACGGTGACGTCGTGAAGCTGAACAGCGGCGGTACTCTGGACAAGGACACCGG